CATATGCCGGTCAATTAGGTCATGATGATTTAATAATGACATGTATAAATAGTTCTGAATTCTTTTTTACTTTGGATTTTTCAGACTTTGCTGAAGAGATACATGATGTTGCTGAGCAAAGTGTTCAGGATAAAATTGATGGCATCTTAGAACAGGATGCTAAAGGTGGGCAATTGAATTTTGATATCTACGACCTGGTATAAAAAGTTATAGGTTAGTGGATATATAAAAAAAGCAAATAAAAAAAAATAATATAAGATGGCACTAGATCCGAAAATAGCTTCGATTAAAGCTTCAGGAACCTACAGATTTGAATTTGACAAATCACAAGTAGTTAGTATTCCTGCTAATCAAACTAGATTAATTGTTGGTTTCTCCAAAACGGGACCTTTCAATACTCCGGTATTTGTACCTGACACTGCATTCTTTAAACAAGTTTACGGTGACATTGACAGAAACCTAGAAAGAAAGGACTCATATTTCCACAGAAGCTGTTTAGCAGCATTGGAAAGAGGACCGATTCTTGCACTTAATCTATTAAACTTAACTGCTGCCGATAAGGTAGAGTATATTAAATTTGGTACAGCATCAACTCCTGAGGTTCAGGATAATGAAGGTGCAATGGCCGAATACCAATTAATGTATAACAGAGATAAATTCTTTTATCCTGATACTGATTCATTCTTGGATAATGTAGGGGCAGATAAACTGGCCTTTAATTCAGGAACAACTAATGATTTATTAGATTTTACAAATTTAGGACAAAATCCTATTTCAGTTATTGTAAGAAAAGCATCCAATGCAAATTCAACAGGATTTAATGTAACTGCTGAAGAATGGTATGGTGCTGCAAATGTACCTGGTTATTTAGATAAAGATAGTTTAGTATCTGACTTCTTAGTTGATGTCTTTGTAATAGATGGAAACTTTGGTGGAGACTTTGGTTCTCCTACACCTTATGAAAGGTTCGTAGCAGATCCAATTTACCAAACATACTTTGATAAAGTTCAAGGTTTAAAGAGAAGGTTATTTGATTCAGATTCTACTGATACAAAACTTGCTGAATTTTTTAATGAAAGTGAAGTTAACCTTATTGCAACTTATACTGCATCTTTACTTCCTAACTTTACAGATTTATTAGGTAATAACCTTTTCGTAGAAAAAGTTATAAATGCTGACACTGCATCAACTGGATTATTTGTAGCTGTGAATGAAGATTTATTTGACGGTGATACATTACTTGACGGTGTTCAAGGTGGTATTGATTTAATCGGTCACAATATTGAATACACTCAGGCTACTTCAATACAAGATGATGTTAGATTCTTATCATATAGTGGATCAATCGTTTCAGATGTAAGTTATAATGGAACTGGAACTGCAGCAACTGAAGTTACTCAAACAACTGAATTACTATCTGTTACTGAGATAACTTCTGGTGATGTACAAATACAAGTACAGGGTGCTGAAGGTGATGCTTTATATGACGCATTTGCTGCAATGACGGCAAATAGTTCAACAGCAGTAGGTACTTATATACTAACTGCAACAGGGACTGCGTTTGTTCCGGTTATTTCTGCTCAAGTTGTAGGTGGAACTGTAACAGTTACATTATCGGCAGCCGGTGGAATTACTTCTGCTGATTTTGCAAGTGGACCAGGAGCAGTATACAAATACATCAATGAAGGTGATTTTGGATTTGTTACTGACCAAGTACCAGATAATGATAATGCAAGTTCAAATATCATAGGTGGATATGGTTCTATATTATATAGCCAATTCACAAATGGTACTCTTACTGATGGTGATGAAGCAGTATATGAAATAACTCTAGGAGGTATAACAACTCAGTATACATCTTACTTAGTATTTAATGCTGTTAATTATCCTGCTATTCATACTGCTAATCCAACAACTGCAGCAACAACAATTCCTATTTCGGATCCAAATTATTATTTACCATCCGTTGCCGTAACACCTTATGAGGAAGATGATTTTAATAATGTTACACCACACGGACAATTTAATTTAGGTGGAGTTGATGGACAGTTTTTAAATTCTGTTCCTGTTGCATATCCATTCGGTGTATTTGGAATACAAACACTTAAAGGTGCAATGAACAGATCTATAGATATTATATCTGATTCATTAACTGAAACAGGTTTAAAGCCTAACCAAGTATTAATATCATCTAATGATCCTGATGCATCCACAGTTACAGTAGGAAATTACTTAGTACATTTTGAAGGAACTGTTAATATACCACATTCAAGGTTAACAAGAATAAATGCTGTTCAAGGTGGATTAACTAACGCTGAATTTAGCACTATCCCTGTTGGGGAAACTGCACTGTTAGTAACTTGCCAAAGTGAAATAGATACTTATGCCGCTGGCGGAGTAACAAAGGTTGAATTATATTTTCCAATTGATAGATGGATTGATTATCTAAACGTATTTACCTTAGATGGTTTTAAATTAGATAGCACAAGACATGTACCTAACGGAACTAATGATAGACAAGTTGAAATCTTAAACGGTACTTTAAATGGAACTAATTTATTTAAAGCATTAACTGATAGAGATGTAATTAACTTTAGATATATTGTAGATACATTCGGAAACGGTATTGAAAGTGGATCTAAAGCGATATACACAGTGTTAGCTTCTACTAGAAAGAATGCATTCGCAATATTAAATGCTCCATCGGCTAAAGATTTTAAACGTAATCTTGATCCATCATTTAAAGATCTTACTGGAAGTTTATCATCTAGATTTATTTCTACTGGTGGTGATCTTGCATTAAATCCTACTGTTAGATACTCATTACCATCTCAAACCCAAGGTGCGAGTTGGGGAGCATTCTATTATCCTTTCATTACTGTTAGGGATTTAGGTAGAAATATAAATGTTGTACCAGCTGCATACGTTTCAAATAACTTTATTGCAAAATATGAAAACGCTTTACCATGGTCATTAGTTGCCGGAGTTCGTAGAGGTGTTGTAGGTGGAGCAGGAGTTGTAGGATTAGAAGTTAATCTTGGAAAAGAGGACAGAGAATACTTAGAACCATTTGGATTAAATCCGATTGTATTCCAAAGTGGAACTGGACCAACAATCTTTGCAAATAAAACTGCACAGCAGACTACAAAATCTGCATTAAGTTCTATTAACTGTAGAGAGGTTGTAATTTACATCCAAGATGGTATTGAAGCAATTCTGAAAAACTATCTATTCGAATTTAATACGGCGCAAACAAGATTGGAGATTAAAACACTTGCTGATAATTTCTTAGCAACTGTTCAAAACGATGATGGTGTTTACGATTACAAAAACGTGATGGATGAAACTAATAATACTCCAGAAGTTATTGATCAAAATGTCGGTATCCTAGATACTTATATTGAACCAGTAAGAGGAATGGAAATTCTCGTACAGAGAACTACAATTCTTAAGACAGGTGCAATTGCATCAGGAAACTTCCAATAAGAGGAAACTAAATAAGAATATATAAAAAAAATAAAATAAACTATGCCACTACCACATTATACCCAATCAAGGGCCAGTAGCCAAAGGTACGAACCTATTCAGCCTAACCTATTCGAGGTGACTGTATTTTCACCACTAGGAGATGATACGGGTTTAATCTTGGAGCAAGTTAAAACTATCGGAGGTTTAAATAACTTAAACCCTGCTGTAGATGCAATAGGACAGAAATATAAATTTGCTGACCGTTCATTTGCAAGTATGCCAGGTCAAACATTTATGGATCTGACTGTTAACTTTAGTCTTAACTTAAACGAAGCTAATGAAAACTACATTTACAATACATTCCGTAATTGGTACAAAATAATCTATGATCCATTAACTGGTGAAATGGGATTAAAGAAAGACTATGTTGGAAGTATGATCATTGTACAATATAACAGAGCAGGTGATATCTTTAGAAAGATTACTTGTAAAGATGTATTCCCTACAGGTCAACCTGATTTTGTAGATGAATTAAGCTATGAAACTCCAGACGCAGTTGATTTAACAATGACTTATCGTTGTGATCACTGGGTTGAAGAAAATGTTGGAGCTGCATAATAGCTTTTTAAATATTTTAGAAAAACTGGCTTTAGGGCCAGTTTTTTTGTTTGTACTTTTATATATATTATAAATTATATAATCTAAACATATGACAATCTTTAAAGTAGTAAATGAAACTGATGGAAAAGTTTATGTAGGTTATTCAGTTAATGATAATCCTAATAACTTAGGAGCAGGTAAATATATTAAAAGAGCAGTTAAAGACTTTGGTACAAGATCTTTTCAAAAAACTGTTCTTGAAGAATTTGAATCTGAAGAATCATTAAGCCATATAATGGAAAGGCTAGAATTTTGGATAAAAAATTATAAAGCCGATAATCCTAAATATGGATATAATGAAAGCGTACAAGAATTAATTCCACAAAAAAAGAGACTTACTAAAAAACTACAAGTTCTCTTAACACCAGAAGATGA